GAGGCTCCAAACTTTTGTTCTTCATGCGGGGCTTCTTTCAAAGGAGCCGCTAAGAAGCCAGAAAAAAAAGAAGTGACAGCTGAAACCGAAGAAGTAGAAGAGGCAATTGAAATAAGTACTAATATACCTCCACTAGAGCTAGACATCGAAGGATGCGTTTTCGGGACAAAAAACTCCCAGACATTATCGAATCTAATGAGACCAGTGCCTGAAGAAAGTCCTGAAGATGGCGGCTAAAAAGAAAAGAAAGAAAAAAGTAAATTTTGAAGAAAGTATTGATTTAATAAATGAAGAGATAAACAAAAGAAAAGGTAAGTGGACTTTAACTTCTATCACTTGGATGGATTTTGAAGACATCTCTCAAATTTTAAAAATACATATATTTAAAAAATGGCATTTATATGACCAATCTAAACCTTTACTACCTTGGTTAAATAGAATTATTTCTAATCAATTAAAAAATTTAGTAAGAAACAATTATACAAATTATTGCAAACCCTGCGTTAGGTGCGCTGCTGCAGAGTCAGAGTCAGCTTGCACAATATACGGAACGCAAGATACTAAATGTCCTCTTTATGCTAGATGGGTAACTAAAAAGAAGTCAGCCTACGACGTAAAGATGGCTCTTCCATTAGAAAACCACAAGTCAGAAGTAGATAATAGATCAGAGGACGCAGTAAGCTTAGAAAACGGAATTGCTAAAATGCACAATAGATTAAAGCAAGTTTTAAAGCATAATGAGTGGGTAGTTTACCAAGGTTTTTATATTGACAACAAGCCAGAAAAGGAGATAGCAAAAGAATTAAACTTTAAGACTTCCGAAAAGAATAGGTGCCCCGGATACAAACAAATTAAAAATATTCAAAAATCTATTATAATTAAAGCTAAAAAAATATTAGAAAAGGATGATATAGATTGGTTATGAGTTCAGATGATTTTAAATTAAGCGACGAACAGAAAGCTGCCTTAATAGAAACTAAAGACAAGTTCCTAAGAGGCGAGAAGGTAGATGTTTCTCTAATGCATTTAATACAAAATGTAGCAGGATTTACAGGAAGAGACGGCAGGAGCAAAGAAGGCAGAGCAGTTAAAGCTTTTTTGTCAGAGATTGATTTGAACGCTATTCCAGCAAGTGAATATCAAAAAGTTGAAAAGCCAAGTTTATCAGACGAACATAAAGAGTTTATTAGAAATAACAAAGGGACAATGAAGTACGTAGAAATGTCTCGTATATTATTCCTGAATGATAAGCTTACAAGTCTCAGCGCTGAGACGAGGATGGTTACTGAATATTGTAAGAGTTTAGATGGAGAAGACTTTGAGCAAAGTCAAGGAGAAGAAGAAGAAAATTTTGAATACAAGCCACCCAAACATCCTGACAGAGTTTTGAGTAGAATAAACAGATTTGTTCTTGATAGCGGTATAGACAAGGATAGAGTAACCCCTAGGCAAAAAAAAGACATAGAACGTTTAATGGGGTATCTTCATACTTTTAGGTTTATTCATCAAATAAGTAATTACCGAAATGAAACAGAAAGAGAACTATTCGAGTCTTCTTTCGTAAGATATACTTACAACAAACCAGACTTAACACAAGAAGAAGTTGATCAGTATATAGTGCTTTCGGGAGAAGTTGTAATAGCCTCAAATATTCAACGTAGAGTTGGTAGGCTTCAGAGACTACTTGATGAAACCGCAAACGATAATGAAGGCCGAAGAATATCGATGAGCTTAGTCGAAGCTATAAACACCGCGCAAAGCGAATATAACTCATGCGTAAATAGACAGCATAAGTTACTAAGTGACCTGAAACAAAAGCGGAGCGACAGGCTCAGCAAACAAGTCCAAGACAATGCTAGCATCCTTAACTTGGTTGAAACTTGGAAGGAAGAAGAGAGCAGAAAAGAGCTTATTAAAATGGCGGAACTAAGAAAGAAAACTATTAAAGATGAAGTCGGCAAGCTTTCGACTATAGACGAAGTAAAAGCTAGAATTTTTGGTCTATCCGTAGAGGAGGCTGTAAATGGTTAAAGATTTAAAAGATTGTATGAAGATGGTCTATACTTGCAAAATAGATGGAGAGGAGTTCGAGACAGAGAAGGCTCTTCATATGCATTTAAGAAAGCATAAGATGAGAATGGCGGAGTATTATCAGAAATATTACCCGCGCAGAGACTTACTTACAGGGGATTTAATTAAATTTAAAAATAAAGCTCATTACTTTTCTAACTATTTTAATTCGAGACCCAATATGAAAAAGTATTTAGAGTCAGCCTCAGAAGAGGATGCTAGGAAATTTTGTATTCAAGTCATTAAAGATAGAATGGAAAGAAGAAAAATCAAAAGTTCACCTACTCAAGTTGAGATGAGGTCTTCTATGATGCCTCCTATTTTTTACTATCAAAAACTTTTTGGTAATTACTATAATTTATGCCAAAAGATTGGTTTATCAAAAAGATTTAACAAAATACCCAAAGAAAAGATAGAAGAGAACATAGAGGAAGGTTATGAGATTGTAGTTGATACAAGAGAGCAAAAGCCTTTAAATATAAATTATGGAACAAGAAGAGAAGGACTTAAGTTTGCTGATTATTGGTTAGATAAAGACGGAAACGACTGCTATGTCGAGAGAAAAGAAACCAAAGATTTTATAGGTACTTTCTCTGGAGGGTATGAGAGATTCTGTAGGGAAATGGATAGAGCTAAAGAGCAAGATGCTTATGTTGTTGTAGTCGTTGAAAATAGTTTAGATAACATGATGAAATTTAATTATTTAAAATTCATTACAAAAAAAGTTCAAGTTACTCCAGAGTACGTAATGAGAAATGTTAGGGATATCATACAAAGATACGACAACATTCAATTTCTTTTTGCTAAAGGTAGAACTGAAGCAACTAGAGTAACCAGAAAAATATTCTTTTCAGGAGACACTTATAAAAAATTTGATTTACAGCTAGCTTACGACTTAAACCTTTTTTAGTATGTGGTCCTCACCAGAAAAATATTTAAGAGAGGTAGAAGATGTAAATGCACGCCTTTCCAAGATAGAAGGATTTCTAGAAGATAAAGAAGCTAGAATTAGTCTAGCAGAGTTTCTTCGTAACAATTTGTATTTCACCACCTTCTTGTTAACGGGAATAAAATTAGCTCCGTTTCAAGAGATAACCCTGAGGGGTATGTTCAATAGAAACTTTAGTATGTGCGTATGGGGCCGTGGTTGCGGTAAGTCATTTATAGCTTCTATCTATTGTTTCTTGCAATGTATATTTGAACCTAATACAAAGATACTTATAGCTGGCCCAACTTTCCGTACAGCTAGATTTATCTTTAATAATATAGAAAAAATAGTCGAAACAAAAGAGGCCACATTGCTAGCTCAAGCTTTCGGAGCAAAAACAAAAAGAAACGATCAATACGAATGGAAAATAAATGGAGGAACAATAACAGCTATTCCTTTAAGCGGAGAAAAAATTCGTGGTTTCCGTGCTAATATATTGGTGCTTGATGAGTACCTTCTTTTACCTGAGGACATAATCAAAAATGTTTTGATGCCGTTTCTTGTCGCGCCTCAAGATATGAAACGCAGAATGGAAATAAAAGAAATAGAGGACAAGTTAATAGAAGAAGGAGCTCTAAAAGAAGAGGATAGAACCAAATTTGAGAACAAGTCTAAAATGATAGCTCTTTCGTCTGCTAGTTATACTTTTGAAAATTTATATAAAACATATCAGGAATGGGTAAATAAAATACAGTCAGAAGAAGATATTGGTGACGCTAAGTATTTTGTATCTCAGATGGGTTACGAAGCTTTGCCGGAGGAAATGATCGATAGAACAATTATTGAAGAAGCTCAAGAAGGCGGAGCTTCTCACTTTTCATTCCAACGTGAGTATTGTGCTCAATTTACAGATGGCAGCGATAGTTATTTCAGTGCAAAGAAAATGGAGTTATGCACTCTTAAGGGAGATGAAGAACCATGTACCTTAATGGTAGGTAGAACAGATAAGCGTTACGTGCTTGGCATTGACCCCAATATGAGCGACAGTCCTACGGCTGACTATTTTGCTATTGCTGTAATGGAAATAGATGATAATACCGGGCAAGGGACTTTGGTTCATTCTTACGCAGGTTTGGGCAGCTTAAACAATCATGTAAAGTATTTAGCTTATATTCTTCAGGCTTTTAATATTGTTTTTATATGTCTTGATAATGCTGGATCTGATACATATTTAGATAGCTGTAATGAATCTCAATTTTTTAAAGATGCTGGTATAAATTTAAAAACAATACCTTTAAACTCAGACGCAGAAGGCTTGGAATACCAAAAGTCATTAAGAACAGCTAAATTAAAGTACAATAAAGAAAATAATCAAATTTGTTTTAATCAAGTATTTACTAGTAATTTCATCAGAAGAGCTAATGAGCATTTGCAAGCCTGCATAGATTATAAGAAAATTTGGTTTGCTTCAAGGACAGCCTCCAACGAGGTATTCTTTAATAGAACTAGCTCCATAAGACTGCCATATCCTAAAAAACTCATTTTTATAGAAGATAGAAAAGAATGGTCTATGCTTGATTTTATTGAGCATCAAGACGATATGATTTATCAAACCAAGAAACAATGCAGTTTAGTGGAGCATAAAGCAACCTCTAGAGGTTCGCAAAATTTTGACCTACCCCAACACCTTAAAAGGTCTAATTCCCCTAATAAAGCCAGAAAAGATAATTATTCTGCATTAATGTTGGCAAATTGGGGTCTTAAGCTATATAACGATATAAGTAACACAGAAAATAACATTACTAAGGAAAGTTTTGAGCCTGTTATGTTCTTTTAAGTGTAAATAAATCGAAAATAGCTGTTATGCCATTTAGTATTCAAACTGGTCAGGTAGACTCCGAGAGCTTTAGAGTTTTCTTAAATAAGAAACTCTCGGGTTCAAATTCATATACTTCGGGTTTTTATACCCACGATAATAAGTCTGGTTTTGTGTCTCTAACTGAAGGAGGAGCCAATTCTTTTACTGGATATAGTGGGGATATAATGACTAGAGTTTCGGGCTTGTCTACTCAGCTTAGCGGCACTCTAAATACTTCAGGAGAATTAAATTGGCAAAAATCTAAAGATGTTTCAGGGCATGCCGAAGCATATACCAACTCTGCAAGCGGCTACTTGCAATCTGAAATAGAAACAGCTTCTGGGAATTTCTCTACAGTAAGTGGAGAATTTTTAAAATCTGGTAGTATATATCATTCTGGTTCAGGAGATTTTAAAGCTTCCGACTCCATAACTGGGGCTTTAGCTTATTCTTCAGGTCATGATGATAGCCAAGGTTTATTTGTGGCTACAGGAGATACTGTAACAAGAGATGGGTGGATGAAGCTAGCTGGTTATCCTGAAATGACAGGCTATGTTTCTACTTCTAGTGGAGATATAAAAAGTAGTTTAAATGCTACAGGCTTAAGCCTTAGTACTTCTATATCAAATATAACCTCGGAATCCTCTACTGTTTTCAGCGCAGAGAAAACTTTCAACTCAGGTTTAAAAACAGACAAAGTTACTTTTGGAGATGGTTCAGTAAAATTGATAGCTAACGCTAATGAGTCAATTACCTTTAATGACCCAAGCGGTGCCCTATTAACTCTAGCTGCTGGTTACGATACAGATGCTCCTGTCTTTTCTGTTACTGACAAAGCAGGTATGCCTTTGATGGATATATTTGAGGATGATAGAATAAATATGGGTCCATATGGTAAAGATATATTTACCATAAGTGGATTACAGATACTTATGAGAAACTTACCCGTGTACCCTAATACTGGAAGCTTACCAGAAGGGGCTCTTTACGTAAGTGGAAACACTGCCGCTGGCGGTAGACATTTAATGATAGCTTAAAATGACAAAGAAAGACAAAAATAAAGAGGAACTAAAACCCATGATGACGAGCTTTGCTTCGTCTCCCTATACTACTGTTGACCAATCAACTAGAACGCGAAGAAATGTTGGAGGACAAATAGAGAGGACTAATAGGTTTGAAAATATCGATAATGGTTTAGTTCCGTTCAAATACACAAAAGGAGTTAAAAATAAAAGCTCTCTTAATGTTAGAGACGCAGTTGTTCTTTGTCAAAAGGCTTATTATAATTTTGCTGTATTTAGAAACGTAATAGATCTAATGACAGAGTTCTCCTCTACTAATATTTATTTTACTGGAGGGAGCAAAAAATCAAGAGACTTTTTACAAGCTTTATTTAAGAAAATCGATATGCAAAGTTTTCTTGATAAATTTTTCAGAGAGTATTATAGATCTGGAAATGTTTTTATTCATAGGTTCGATACAAAGATTCAACCAGAAGATTTAAAAAAGATAACTCAAACATATGGGACCTCTTCCTTGATTAGCGCCGCAGAAGGAGGCACTCTTCCGTCAAGATATATAATCCTGAACCCAGCTGACATTCAAATGGGAGGCAACATATCTTTCTTCACTGGGCAGTATTATAAAGTCTTAAGTGATTACGAACTAGAGAGATTAAAGAACCCAAGAACAGAAGAGGATAAAGAAGTTTATGATTCTTTGGATAAAGAAACAAAAGACGCTCTCAAGGGTAGAAACGTAGGTATACTTACGTTTAAACTTGATCCACAAAAAGTAACTCCCGTGTTTTATAAAAAACAAGATTATGAGCCGTTTTCAGTACCCATGGGTTATCCAGTTTTAGAAGACATAAATTGGAAGTCCGAAATGAAGAAGATGGATATGGCTATTACCAGAACCACAAACCAAGCTATACTTTTAATAACGATGGGTTCTGAGATGAAAGATGGAAGCCTGAATGTTAATCAAAGAAGTATCGAAACTATGCAGAAGCTTTTCGAGAACCAATCTGTAGGTAAAGTTCTAGTTTCTGATTATACGACCGAAGCTAAATTTGTTATACCTGACATTGCGGGAATTTTAGACCCAAGAAAATACAGCGTAGTTAATCAAGATATACAAATGGGCTTGAATAATATTTTAGTAGGAGAAGAAAAGTTTGCTAATACTAGTATTAAAGTGCAAGTGTTTATAGAAAGACTTAAGCAGGGTAGAGATGCTTTCATTAATCAATTTTTGGTTCCTGAAATTAAAAACATTTGTAAGTCTGTAGGCTTTAAGAATTTTCCTACTCCTCATTTTGAAGAGATAGAGCTAAAAGATAAAACTACTTGGAATAGAGTTGTTGCTCAATTGCTTCAGTACGGTGTTTTAACTCCTGAAGAAGGTATGCAGGCAATGGAGTCTGGAAGACTACCAGAGCCAAGCGACTCTATAGATTCCCAAAGGAAGTTTAGAGAATTGAGAGATGAAGGACTTTACAATCCGCTTATAGGAGGTGGTAATGAAGCTGGCAGACCGGAAGGAGAAACTTCCCCTCAAACGACTAAGAAGGTCTCACCTATAGGAGAGAACACGACAGGTAGTGCTAAATTTAGTGTAGAAAAAATAAAAGAGAACTTAGCTAATGCTCAAAAACTTGAAGCTCAAGTACAAGAAAGTCTAAAGCTAAAATATGAAAATAAAAGAGTGACTAATAAAATTAGATCTATTTCTGATGAAGTCTGCAAAGTAATTATGGCTAATGAACCAGTAGACAAATGGATTGAAAAAGTGCAAGATTATATTGATAATCCTGTAGACACAAATCATAACAGAGTAGAGGAAGTTGAAGCTATAGCATGTGAGCATCAAGTAGATGATTATTTAGCTAGCTTACTATTAGAAAGTAAAATTTAATTATGAGTGAAAATAAAGACAATATACAAGACGTTAATCAATATATGGGCGGCGTAGATATAGATCTAGTCGTTCCAGACATACCACTACCTCCCGAACCCGAAGAGAAAAAAGAAGTAAAGGACGAAGTAGAGGGAGCTTTTAAATTTGCATTTATTGGAGCAGGTCAAGGCGGCTCAAGAATAGCAGAGAGTTTTCACAAGCTTGGTTATAGAAAAATTGGCGTAGTAAATACAGCTCAACAAGATTTAAATACTGTACACGTGGATAATAAATTATGCATAGGTTCAGGTGGAGCAGGAAAAGACAGATCCGTTGCGGCAAAATGTTTTGAGGAAAAAAAGGATGATGTCTTAGATTTCATGAGAAGGTCTTTTGGAGAAGATCTGGATAGGATTTTTGTTTGCGCAGGAGCGGGTGGCGGTTCAGGAGCAGGAACAGTTGTTCCATTAGTTAAGACAGCCCAAGAACTACAAGAGACTCTTAACTCGGACTCTAAGAAAGTTGGAGTTATATTAGCTTTACCAAAATATTCAGAGGGCAAGAGAGTCAATGCTAACGCTTACGAGACGCTAAAAGAAGTTTGCGAGCTTGTGGAGCAGGGCTCTGTATCGCCTTTGGTTATTATAGATAACGAAAAAACTAGCAAGATTTATTCTAATGTTTCTGTTTCTAATTTTTGGCAGACAGCTAATATGAGTACAGCAGGTGTCTTTCATCTATTTAATATGACGGCCTCAAAGGATAGTTCTTATTCTTCTTTTGATTCTAGTGACTACAAAAGTGTTTTAGATTCTGGTATTACTATTTTCGGAGCCACGCCTGTCGCAGATTGGAAGGACCCAGTAAATATTTCTAGAGCTGTTAGAAGTATTGCTCAAAGCGGAAGCATGTCTGGCGGCATAGATATTTCAACAGCAAACGCGGCCGGAGCTATCCTCATAGGAGGCAAAGAAGTCTTAGACGATATACCTCAATCTAACTTAGATCAAGCTTTTGATCAGCTAACTAGATTACTAAGATCTGGAAGTGTTGTACATAGAGGTGTATATAGTGGAGATAAGAATAACTTAACAGTTTTCACAATTATAGGTGGAATATCAACTCCAGAAGAGAAGCTAGCAGAGCTTAAGAAACTAGGAGATGTAGAGTAAAAAAAAATTTCCAAAACAGGAAAAACTAATGTAATTCAGAATATAAATAACAGGAGAAATTTATTATGGCATCAAAAGATACAGTTTATAATTTAAACACTAAGCACGGAAGCAAATTGACATATCTTACTGACCCAACTAGAGTAGGTAAGATACAGTACTTGCAAAAAGGGACCACAACCCCAGTTAGCGCAGCGGATCTGGATAGCGCCGTAACAGGAATAGCTTTCC